GTCGCCGACCTCATCACCGGCGGTGCGGTACTGGAATATGGCCCGACAGAGATATTATCGCCCGTCAGCCCGATGTTGCCGCGCCCTGTGTGTCTCTGCCGACCGCGCCGCTCGTCCCGGCTTGGACACCGCGGAAAACCGCGGCTTCTCGACCTAGAAAGGCGAATTCCCGCGAGAGACAGGTTCGCACCAGACTCCCCGCTGGAGGGAGCTGGATTCGAACCCTCGGTTCCCCGTGAGAACTCGGCGTCGCCAGCCAAAAAATGTGTGGCTCAAAATCCGATTACTCGTCCCTTCGAGATAATTTCTTCCTTTGGGATCGCATGTGCTGTCGCGCTGACGGCGAAAACAGCCAGGGTCAAGGTCGGTAGGTTTTTCCCCTGACTATAAATTGACGCGCAATGCCGTATGAGTCCGGCTCGGATCGAGCGTAACCGGTACTCGCACCCGCAGAGCCCGCGCCCAGCGACCCCAGGCCAGTGTCCCGTGGCCAGCACCAGCCGAAGTCGAGCCTCGATTGGTGTTTCCTCAAAATGACGCGCTTGATGACGGCATTCAATTCGTCAGCCGGCGCGTGCCGCCGTAATAGACCGTCAGCTGCAGGTGCATGCGATGGCTTTGCCCGAACCCGTCGACCCGATCGAAGCATACCTGGATCAGGCCGCGTCTGAGATTGTTGGCCGCGGCCGGCAAATCGTCGCCGACATCATCACAATAGGCCGGCAGCTGGTCGAAGTGAAGCAGCGAATCGCGCACGGTCGATACGAGGCCTTTGTGCGCGACCGGCTCGGCTTCTCTGCTCAAGTGCGTTGCGATTTGTCAGGGCGTACCAGATGCTCGAATCCGCCAAATTGACGGATTTGCGATTGCTCGAGATGGTGCAAATCGACTGCAGCGCCTTGTACCTATTGAGCTCGCCCGCAACCCCCGAGCAGGTGCGGGCCGCTGCGCTTGAAGCTGCCGCTTCCGGCGCGCCGTCAGCACGACCGAGGAAAATTTAAGAGCACGATGGCAGGGATGATCGGGGAGGCCAAACGGGACCTGAACGATATCGCGAAAAACCTAGGCCTAAAGGCGTCAGCGGGCGATCCGGCGCCGGCGGCCGGCGACGCATGGGATGAGGATCGCGCGATGACGAGGGTCGAGCGCGTCATCGTCGAAGAGCTGCAGCGTGGCGGGCCGACCCCGCCGCCCTACGCCACCAAGCGATTCGTCGACATGCTGCGGCTGTGGGCCGATCGCCTCGATCGGCCTGTTAACTAAGGGGTGACAACCATGGCACGCGGGCCGGAATTTCCAGCCAGTGCCAATAGCCCCGAGCAGCTGATCGCCGAAGGTCCGGGTAAATCATATTTCGGTACTGATGGCGGAAGACCAGGATTGGAGAATCGTCAATCATGTCGCTTCATCCCGCGCCTGGCGCTCAGCGTGCAGCTGGCGATATAATTCAAAGATGCCCCAGCTCTTCATTTGGGGATTGAGCATTTCCAAGGCTCCGCTGCAGGCGTCGGCCTCGTCGTCATGGGCGAGATCGGGAAACCCTTCGAGGACCCGGAACAGGTCCTCGTTCCAGGAGCCGCGCCGGATCTTCACGTTGCCGGCGCGGCACTGCGAACTGAACGGTCCGAACCGCGTGATCTTGTCACCGCTCTCTGGAGCCGGCGTTATCGTGAAACCACTGAGCGCGCGCACCAGATGAAGCGCCTGGCTCTTGCCGGCTTGCCCCGGATCCTTGCCAAACCCGATGCGGACCCGCTTGCCGTCCTGCGTCGCGGTATTGTGCAGCAATCGGTCGACGTCGCCCGGGTTGGCTCGGGCGTGCACCATAATCAGCAGCCAGTAGCCACCGTTCTGGTCGCGGCCGAGCTTGATGCCGACAGTCCAATCGGGGTCATTGAGCTCAGTCTTCTCGGTCGCGGCGAGATCCCAATAACGGACAATGTCGAGATCCGCCGGGACCTCGTCGACCACGGCGCACCATTCCCGCTTGAAATACAGTCCCGCGGCCGGGCGGATCTTCCAATTGCCACCCAGCACCCGTTCGCGCTCGAGCGTCGGCAGCGACAGCAGCGAGGCGAGATATTCCGGGTTGACCCGCAGCAGAGCGGGATTGTCCGACACCTTCGCCGGGACGAACGAGACGCTGATCGGCTGCGGCGGGTCGACACCGGGCGGAAGATCCTGCGGCCGCGGCATGTATTGCAGCAAGTCTTCCGGCCGATCGGCCCACACGACCTTATCCGAGACGCGGATGAAATAGCGCAAAACGCCGGCCCGCTCGGGGATTGCAAGCCCGGTCTCCTGGTCGATCCACCATGCCAGGAACTCGGCGACCCAACTGTCCGCGTCCGGGTTGCAGGTCGCCCGGATATAGGGCCTGACACCGCGGATCGAGCGGTTGCGGCTAACCATGTAAAAGAACTGATGCGCCGTGAAATGCGTCAGTTCGTCGAAACAGATCAACGCAATCTGAGCGCCCTGCCAGTCGTGGACCGTGGTTTCAAGCTGCAGATGCGCAAACTTGATCTTGCTGGCGCGCGGCCAGCGCCACTCGTGCACGCCGACGTGCGGAGTACCACCGACCAGCGGATAGACGTTTTGGCTCTCATCCCACAGGCCGCCGGGAGCGGTGATCTGGGGCGTCGTGCGCCGGAAGAATACCGCCGTGAAGTTCGCGATCCGGCTGACGTGGCGCAGCGGCTCCAGGATCAGCCCGAACGTCTTCCCGCCACCCGCAGCGCCGCCGTAGATGCCGATATCGGCAGCGCTGCGTAGAAAGTCGGTCTGCGGCCCGGGCTGCGCCGAGATCGTGGCCTTTGGCGATCGTGACATTCGTCACCCGTTGTGTGTCGAGGCCGCCTGGTCCCTGTTGCCAGGAAGCCGGCCACGACCGTTGTCGGACACAATGCCCACGGTGCTCGCTCTGCACGGGTCCCGCTTTGGCCCAGTGAGATTAAGTGTGGGTTATCGGAGCTAGCGCGACTATCGTTTCCTCGCGAAGTATTTCTCTTGTGCTTCTTGCAGCACCCGCGTCAGTTCAGGATCTCGGTTGTTGTCGGGCAGGACGAGCACTGCGCGTGACCCAGCGTCAGTCGCCGGAACTGGGTCATCCGACAGCGTCCTCTCCTGCCAATTCGCCCTGCTCTTCAGCCAAAAAATAATTGCCGCGATATTGCCCGCCTTAGCGGCAGCGAACAAATAGCCGGCGATCGTCGCATTGGCCTCCGCCACGCCGCGATCGAGTTCATCACGCAATCGCTTGCGGAGCGTCTTTGGGGCACAGCCGACAATCTTGGCGATGTCGTCCTGAGGGACACCGACACCCGCCAGATACCGCACCCTCTCGCGCATCGCATCAGTCACGAGAAATGCTGTTCTCGCCATGTGCGGCTCCTAAGTGATCGTGGTCCGGCCTTTCGGCGCGATCGTCGAACGATTGACCGGAGGCGTGATGTTTCGCGGCGCGCCCGGTGAAGAGCTGCCAGCGTCGCACTACGACATCGACATAAGCGGGGTTGAGCTCGAGACCGTAGCGATCAGCGACCGATGCAGACGATAGACCTCTCCCGCAGCACCGGCTGTCAGTGCCGCGAGTTGGACCCGGTTTCAGGCTCCTGCTCTAATCGCCTAGAAGGCGGTCTGCTGCGCGAAGGTGGGCAGCGCCGATCTGGGCGATCTCTGGCGGGTACACTTACGGTCGCATCGAGGACGCCCATTACGCGCGTAACGTCGAGATCAGATCCCGCAACAACGGAAGTTCGGATCAGACGGTCGCCTGCAGCACAGTCGATGAGTTTGTGCGGTTAACGCTTGACCTCCGAGGTCGACAACACCGCGTGTGGGCAACGCCCCTGCCGAACGCTGAGGAACCGCGTGTCGTGATGGAGGCTGTATATGGATAATGCATACCTAGACGTCATTTCTTACGTCGAGCGCATTCACCGTCAATTCCTGGAGGTGGTGAAGCTGGAGTTGGACGGGTTTGGGATTCACGGCATCAACAATGTCCAAGCAATGATGCTTTTCAACATTGGCGACGCCGAGATGACGGTCGGCGAACTGACTCTGCGAGGATGCTATCTCGGCTCTAACGTTTCCTATAACGTCAGGAAGATGGTGGAGAACGAATATCTCGCGCACGAGCGGTCGGTGCACGATCGGCGCTCGATTCACGTTCGATT